CCCGCGCTTGTTGTAGCCCTGATTGGCGTAACGTCGTTATATTTCTCGCCTTCCTCGATATAGTATTTGCAGGTGGTGCCGATACCAAGATATCGATTCCCGCCCAAGGAAAGCCAACTGTGTAGCGCTCTGGCTAAACCAAAAAAAGTAGTAGTCGCTAAGGCTTGCCAACCGCCAATCTTTTCTGGACGACCTTTTCGGAAGCGAATGAGGTTTCCGTCCGACCATCCATTCTCATTAGAATAGTCGGTTTCTTCTTTGTTGATTCCCGGCTTGAAATTTAATGTAGTGAGTGGCATAGAAAAATTCTACCACAAACCTTAAATTTTAAGCCAAACGAATAATTGCAGCCGTAGCATTTGCCGCAGGAAAAACAATCGTGAAGTTCCCAGCTGTGCTGGTTTTGTCTCCACCAAAGTCAATTGCCGCAACAGCTTTATTGCCGTTTGTACTGTTGTACAAAAGACAGCCTCTAGCTGTGACAGTAGCTGTGCCAAATGTAAGGTCAGCAAAATCGCATACAGCAACTGAGCCTGACAAGGCTGGAGTCACGTTGGTTAGCGTTGATCCGCCTGCACTGTAGTTTGTCCCTGTCGCTTGGCCAGTCGTTACATAAACCGTAGTTCCAGCTCCTAAAGTTGCTGAAGATGTATATAACGCAAGCTTTATGCTGTCAGCACCATTGGTCAGGTTATGTCCTTCAACTAACAGCTGCTGTTTGAACGAATTTGCAATAGCACTGGTGATAGCCAATTTATATCTCCTAATCCAATTGTTTCACAATGTCAGCCATGTCGTTATGACCTTGACTTCTCAACAAGTTTACCATAGTTGTCCTGTCTGAAGTAATCGCATTCTTAATGCCATACAAGACTATCGTATAGATGTAGTTTTGAAAAGCTTCTGCTTGTTGTCGAATATGGGGAGCAGCGTCGGCTGATACTTCGCATATTTTTTTGGTTATCTGTTCAGCCCAAAACTCTGGGTCATGACCCTTGTTTTGCGTGGTTTCAACCATCACGCTTCCCACGCTCAAAAACCCATCGTTACCCATATCACCCACGATAAGGCTCCGGCGGTTTAATTTCTTCTGTCACAGCTATTCCTGACTTTTCCATCTCTTCTTCCATTTTAGACTTTTTGCAAACAATCCAATCCGGTTCGTTAGGAATTGCGACCATTGGATCTTGCAGTCGGTGAAACCCATAGATTCTTTCTTCTTGGGGAACATTTTGATCTAAAAGAGTTGATCGTCCAGAAACCCCAACCTGTATGTTTTTATCCATGCACTTAGCTAACCAAAACTCAACACAAGCTCGACCAGCTTCTGCAAAATGCAAGTTGTGGGTGTAACTGAAATCTATTCCAAACAAATCAATTCGAGCAACTTTGTTCCAATAAGCAAAAGCAATCGTTAATGGAATTGTATTGTTTAGATACGCACACTTGGTTGCTTGCACAATTTCTTCAATAGGATAAAGCACCGCGTTAGGCACTCTTGAATCCAATTCACAGGTATAGCAGGGTACATCGCAATCAGGCAAAAACCGCTTCATTACATCTGTCTGAGCGCCAGCATCATCAGTATCAAAAAATCGACTAGCTGGATCTAACATGAACATTCGATCTGATTTGTAAACCGCAGCAGCAGAGTTTATGGTCCAGACCTCATCCCACTCGACGCCGTTTTCTCTTCCTATCGCATAATCCACTTGTGAGTTTCCCAGCGCCACAATCGCTATGTGAGCGCCTTCAAGCGACTTAATCGGTTCCATTAACTTACTCCGGTTCTAAGTAAGTCGTACCTGTACTCGTCTCTCGTCTCTCGACCTTCTGCAATGTTCTTCATTCTGGCTATCGCTTCTTTAAACCGCGTTTCAAAAGTCCCAACAACGTCTGGTGTTTCTTTTAAGAATACTGCGGCCTCAGCAAGAGAACCATATAGAAGTGCATCTGGATAGTCTGTGGATAGGAATGTTGTGCCGCTATCAGCACCAGCAGTAAGAGATGCTGGCTTATAAAGATAGTGGAGTTCAACCGTGTAGTTTGAGTCTGGAATCGGAGCCAACTCAAAAGCGCTGTCGTCAAACAACGAATAGTATTTAGGAAGTCCTGTCGTTGCGGTTGACGGAGCATACTCCTTCATAAAGGAGGGGTGCTTGTAGTCCAAATAGTAATAGACGTTGCTAGAAATTATTGCTGCGCTAAATGGCGCATAAAAATCACTAGGCGTTGCTAAGAATCGGTTACTAGAAGTTACCGTCCCTTGCACGTTTTTGCGCTGCTTAGGCAGCTCAACCATCTTGAATATTCTTGTTTCAGACTCTTTGATGAAAGTCGGAAGATTTGTGACAAACGTAGATTCAGAACATTCTAAATAATCTTGAATCGCAGTCTTTAATGTTGCATATGTCCAGCTCATGATGTGGTAATGGTTACCTCCCCTAGTCCTGTAGAAATTTCGTAGGTATCAAGTTTAGTTCCAAGTATACCTTTATCCACATTTGTATACACCACAAAAGCGTTATTATCATTAGCGGTGTCAGGCCTTGCATTTTTAAGTGCTTCTGGATCAGCAGCCTTTGGTTTTGGATCTAGTTGTGGGCTTTTAGGCGACCACTGATCTGGTCCGACCAAAAGACCATCCCAAGTAAATTTCATGTCTCTAAGTCGGTAACGGAACCCTGTAATGTCACATATTCCGTAAGCCTGTTTGCCTTGTGCAAATGCCATGACTAAGCGGAGTTATATCCGCCTAAGTTTGGCGAAATTCTAAATGACGCTCTGGATTGGTCCTGAGACATTGCCCGATCAAACTCTTCTTCGTAAAGTTGTTTTAGAACTGGAGAGCGCTCTGGCGCTTTCTTCAAACTGATGTAATAAGCCATGCCAGCAGCAAAGCAAGGATAGAACCGGAAAGGCACCTCTATAGTGTTTGTGGCGCCGTCCGCATCGTCCATTCGAGTTAACACATTCATGTAGATCGTGTAAGTTGAATTCTTGTCAGGCACAGGCCAAACCGTAATTGTTGGAGTGGTCTGCTTGTCAATAAACATTTGATTAGGTTTGCCAGTAGTGCTTTTGTTTGTGACATTCGCATACTCAGCTCGATTCATTCGATTGATAGGCGTGTCAATTTCATCTCCGCCCGTCGTTTGTCTTATGAAGGCATCTAAAACGTCAATAGGCGCTGTAGCGTTAGTTGAATCAATGTTGTACGTTTTTGTGTCTTTGACCATGGCAACAGTCTTTTGCTTAATGGTCCACTGGTTTAAGCCACGGTTAGCCCATTCAGCAAGCATCAAATTAGCGCTTCTCTTAGCTGTTTTTAAATCGTAACCAGTTCTGAGTTCCAAGCCACAACGCTCGAAAGCCTCTTCGACATACTCAGCTACGTCTGGTTCAAAATCTTTGCTGCCGCTTACTGCCATTAGTTTTTCCTTTTACGCTTTTTCTTGCGTACAGGCTCTTCAGGAGCATACAGGTTATCAAAAACCTTGTTGACATCCAACGTGTAATCCAACTCGCTTTTTGAATAATGAATGTGCTGAGAAGGTTTAAAGTCCGGCGCCCCCTCACCAACCGTAAACCAAGCTGGGTGTGTGACCCTAACACGATTGTTAGGAAGTGCTACGATATTACCCGTCCATTTACCAGCATCCAGCAGCTCTAAAACGTGTGATTGTTTGTGCTGAGCTGGATCGTCTGCAATTTCGTTTTCGGCATAGTCCACAGTAAAGTAATACTTTGCGGGGTAGAATTCGCCATCAATCTTGGCAAGCCACGGGCAAGGTGTTGCTCGATCAATGACATAAACCGAATGATTGTGAGATGAGCAATCCCAAGGTTGACAGGCCCAAACTGGCATCGGCTCAGGCCATCCCTCGTAATCGGAGTCAGCAGCTAAACCGGTAATCGGCATTCTGGCCCACATGGCTCCGCCATGGACATTTTCTTCCACTGTGTCAACTTCAGCGCCAGTAAATATCAGCTGGAACGAAAGGCATCGCGTTGGCATGGTTGTAACCGCAACTGCCATCGCGTGGACAAATTCACCGTGGTATTTTTCGTGATTGTGGGTGTACTCTTTGCGAACCCAACATTTAAAGTAGGGAATGTTAGACTGAAGATAAGCCATTACTTATCTTTTCTTTTTAACAGTCCCGCCTTTGTTCATCATTACCTTTTTAATAACTCCGCCCTTGTTCATCATTCGAGGAGTTTTTATGGTGCCGCCCTTATTCATCATTCGGGCCATCTTTACTGGATTGCCCTTATTCATCATTCTTTTGTTAGAACCCATCTTACTTCTTTTATTCATCGTAACTCCTATCGTCTTCCGAACAAGCCCATGTTCGATTGATTGCTGATTATACCACCACTTCTTGCAAATGTTTTGACGTTAGTCGGCTTTCCACCCACGCCTTGTTTCTTGGATCTTTTGCGCTTAACCGCAGATGTAATTTGGCTTTTAGACATCTGGTTTGCTTGGGATCTAGGAACGCATTTAGGATAAGCGCGTTTGCTTTTAGAAGCAGACTTTCTCCCGCACGCTTGAAACTTTCCGTCCTTCTTGGCAGCGCCAATATCAACCCAGTCGCCTTTGGAGCCTTTGCCAAACCAAGTTTTTAGACTCATTAGGTTCTAGGAACTCTGGTCTTTTTTTGCTTGCTAGGGTCAATCGCACCACAGCCTCGCCCTTGAACCATTGTTGAGTTTTTGTTGACCGTTCCGCCACCGTTCATGTAACCCATACGGGTACGAACTTTGGGGGGCAACTTTCCCAACCCTTTGTTTTTTTCTGGAACAGGTTTAAGTGTCACTTCGCCTCCTACCGCAGCGGTATATCTGCCGCCTCTATCTTTGTAAGTTTTAACCAGCCATCCGCTGCTGTAAGCAGATGGCCAGACATCAAACTTGCGCTTGGCTTCCGCCTTTACTTTTTTGTATAGCTTTGGGTT